CCGTTGGGAGAAAATTGGCGTAGACGAAAATGGAATTACTGGGAAATGCGAATCAAACACTCGTTTCCCTTTACCAGAAGATGGCGCAGAGTCAGGCGCATTTATACCATTAGATGAATTGACTGGAGGGACTGTTGAAGGTTGGGTTCACGCCGCCATGTCAGAAAGTTATGCAGAGAAGATTAATGGATTTATAATCTCAAGCATCAATAAACAGGTAAACCCTGTAGCAGTTTACTCTGACGAAGAACTTCCTTGGGCGCAAGGCGAATAAGCACACCTGATTATACATGTTATGATTACTGAGACCCCGATATATGAAACGCTTGAAATATTATGTGTTGACGTCAAACAATATAGACGCTCTTGCGAGGCACGCTAGTCTAGATTACAGCAATATCCCAACAGACCTTTTGGTAGTAATTATCAACACTATGAATAAGGAGTATGAGGAAGAAGCTTCTTCATATTGCCAAAATGCTGGGATTGAATATTACGTCACCGAATCAAACAGCACCCCAGGAAGGGGCAAGAATACATTGCTCCAAAAGTTCCTAGAGAGTGATAATGATTATTGCGTTCAGATTGATGGCGATGATTATTTGACACCACACGGCGTGTATCTATATAATCATCTGGCGCAGACCAAAAATCCCCCAGATGCTGTTTGCCTGACGCATCAAGTATCTATGATGTATGATCGGAAAGCACTTGAGGATCATTGGGTGACGACGGGCGTCATGCCCACTAAAAGCCAGTACCCAGCGAAGCCGATGCGATGCTTTCTCACCGATTATGACACGGTGTTGCCGAGAATCACATATGAATACCACGATTTCACTGATGAAGTCAGAAAACATTATATTGAAACTATCACGGGTTTCTATAATGCTCAAAGAAAATATTCCGAGAAGTCTGAGACTCATTGCCGAATCACATGGTATTCCAGGAAGGCTGCTGCTGCGCACAGGTTTGATGAGGATATACACATCGGCGAAGATACTCTCCATTTTTTCAATATTAAGAATGATCATGTCGCCGGCAGGTTGACGTTTATGAATAACGTCGAAAGTCCTCCTACATATATCTACGACCAAAGCAGTATGGGCACTGTTATGGAATATTCGCAGGAAGGGAAGGACATAAATTGGGTGCATCAATACATGGAAAGGCTGCGGAAATTAGAGGGTGATGGTGTTTTACACGATAATGATATACATCAGTTGCCGCTATTGAAGATTGATTACCCTATAAATTATGTCCCCGACGACCTATCCACCACGGGCAATATGATATTTGACGTCGTAGACACCAATGGTAATTCGTCCAAAATGGAACATCCGGCCAACGCCACGCATGAAAGCTTATTGGCAAAATATCAAGCTATGTTTTAAGATATCCCAAACTTATAAATAGTCTTAAATACTCCCCTATTTGAGACTATTACCATGGCAACTCCAACCACAAGATCCGAATTAAAAAAATACTGCCTTCGCAGACTCGGCGCTCCTGTAGTCGAAATTAATGTCGATGAAGATCAAGTAGACGACCGCATCGACGACGCCTTAGAGTTTTATCGTGACTATCATTATGACGGTTCCGAAAGAACTTTCTTGAAGCACCAAGTAACCGAAACCGACAAGGCAAACAAGTATGTTGACGTTCCCGCAAATGTTATGGGCATCATCAACATATTTCCAATCGGTACAGGCTTACAAGCAAACAACCTATTCAACCTCCGGTACCAAATTTCTCTAAACGAAGTTCATGATTGGGCCAGTGAGAGAATTCAGCATTATGTCGCTTCTATGGAAAGAATATCCCTACTTGAAGAAATACTTGTCGGCAAACAACCTTTGAGGTTCAATCGCCATACAGATAAACTATATATTGATATGGACTGGAACAGGGTTTCTGTCGGAGAGTATATTATTGTTGAGTGTTATCAAGTTTTAGACCCCGATACATATACTTCTGTTTGGGGAGATTGGTGGCTCCGTCAATATGCTACAGCTTTGATCAAACGGCAGTGGGGCGGAAACATGAAGAAATTTGAAGGTATGCAGCTTCCAGGTGGGGTGACATTCAACGGCCAGACCATATGGTCAGAAGCACAAGAAGAAATCCTGAGACTCGAAGAAGAAGTCCAGAAGAAATTCTCTATGCCAGCGATGGATATGATAGGTTAATAAAATGGCAACAAACCTGTTTTTTAATAATTTCGCATTCAGTCAAGAACAAACCCTTATCGAAGATTTGATAATCGAATCAATAAAGATCTATGGGTTTGACTGTTACTACATGCCGCGCACGTTAATTGCCGAGGACGACCTTTTCGGCGAAGACTTGCTTTCTAAGTTTGAAACATCTTACCTGTTGGAAATGTACATCAAATCGGTTGACGGGTTTGAGGGCGAGGGTGATTTTCTTTCTAAGTTCAACATAGAAATCCGAGACGAGATGGTTCTTACTGTTTCTAGGAGAAGGTTTAGCGAAGAGCTGACCATCGGCGACACCACAGAAGGAATAGGGCGTCCGTCAGAGGGTGATTTGATATACTTCCCCCTAAATAATAAGATATTTGAAGTGAAATTCGTTGAACACGAATCCATATTTTATCAGATGGGTTCGTTGCAAACTTATGATCTTCGATGCGAACTCTATGAATACAGCCACGAAAGATTCGATACAGGGATTTCTGAAATCGATTCTATTGAGGATGTTTACTCTGGGGATATGTCTCAGTCTCAGATTCTCACCGAATCCGGCGAAGAACTTCTTACTGAAGACAACTACTACCTAGCTCAAGATAGTGGAACATACAGAGTTGAAGACACAGATAAAGCTGCTAATAATGAGCAATTCAGCGCAAGCTCTATTGACTTCATAGACTTCAGCGAAGGCAATCCATTCAGTGAAGGAGGTAATTGGTAATGTTTGGAGCGTCATACAATCACGGTGTTATCCGGAAGTACATTATAATGTTCGGTTCAATGTTCAACGATATTGACATTTCGCGTTATGATAAATCCGGAGATAGGATACAATCAATTCGCGTCCCTATTGCCTATGGCCCGAAAGAAAAGTTTCTTGCGAGAATGCGGCAAGACCCAGGCTTAGACAGACCAGTCGCAACTCAGTTGCCGAGAATGTCGTTTGAAGTCACCGATATGTCTTATGCACCAACAAGGTCTTTGAATAAGCTTCAGAGAAATACGTCTGTCGGTTCGACAGCGTCTTCGTTGTCTTCGCAGTTCACGCCAGTTCCTTATGACATAAGCATCACATTGTCTGCTATGTTCGCCAATAATGAAGATGCGATACAAGTAGTTGAGCAAATATTGCCATATTTTAGACCAGAGTTCACGCACAGTTTGAAGTTGATTCCGGAAACTGGCCAATATTTTGACGTCCCGACAGTGCTCAGTGGAATGAGTATTGAGGACACATACGAGGCTGACTTCCAGACCAGAAGAGCTATCATCTACACTTTTCAGTTTGTAGTGAAAGGATACATATTTGGGCCAGTGTCGAATAAGGGTGTTATTAAAAGAACTGTTGTTGATCTTGGTATTCCTAGTGACGTTGACGGCACATTCACCCCGAGCAACGACGAAGGGCCGAATAAGAAAATTATCCTCACTCCTGGCCTGCTAGCAAATGGCTCGCCGACAACAAATCCTGATTTGAGTGTAGACACCCAGAGCATCGGAGCAAATACCAGTTATGGATTTGCGTTCGATAGCCTTGATTATTTTGACGGAACAGAAAACCATGAGCACTAATTATGAAAAATATTGTGACGGACAATCTGAATAATATATTTGATGTTGAATCTGAATTAGTTGACGACGAGCCTAAATCATTGGTTCGCTCTATTATTGAAGAAAGGGTGGAAGGTTTGCCCGACGACATATCACAAGACTATAAGTTTGCGAGAGATAATTTATACGATGTTATAGAGAAGGGCACCTTCGCCCTTGATAACCTTTTGCATTTAGCGAAGGCTAGTGAGCATCCAAGGGCGTTCGAAGTAGTCTCACAGCTCACCAAGACATTAGTCGAAGCAAACAAAGACCTACTCGACATCCAAAAGAAAGTGAAAGAATTGCGACAAGAAGAAAGCGCGGAACCCCAATCTCAAATCGG